CACACGTGGCCAGAACTTTCGGTTGGTCTTCAGTCAATTTATGAGGACGTTCCGGAGGTTAATATGGAGCGTTTGTTAGCTCTTGTTGCTCAGGGCCTTAATTGGCTGTGCAACCGTAAGCTTGTTCGATTTTGGCTTGTTGGAACTGGGGAAGTTAGTTGGGATGTTTACATGACCAACTATAAAACTTCAGCTGCTCTTCTTTTGGATACTGAAATAGGCAACCGAATCATGATGTACTGTGTTTGCAGGACTTGTGATATCGGATTTGTTTGTTTTAAGTGTTCTCGAGGTTCGCTTGGGGAGTTGAAAACTCCTCAGGGTGTGTGTGAAGCTGGGAATTTTATAGCAAAGGCTATCCCGGGTGCCACGCACTGCTCCTCTTTGGCTTGCAGAGCGATTGGGTATTCTTCTTCTTATGAATACACTGTTCGCCCTGCTGACAAGACGTCTCTTCATCTTGTCAAAACCAGTGGGTATCCTCCAAAGCGGGTGCAACTTACGGGTAGGCAGTATGATTTGTCTTTTTGTAAGTTGTGCTTGGCTTTGGCCACTTTGCTTGTTTTTGTCCCAGGGGGGTTTGCTGTTGATCCTCAAGCAGCGTACTTTCCTGGTGCGACAATGTTCTTTGCCTTTCTTTTCTCATCTTTTTTCCCTGCGTTCTCAATGACTATGCTCTTAACCGTGGCATTGGGCTGTGCGGTTACTACTTTCTACGCACTTAAAAGTGCGTGGGATCATGTGCGGAATAAGTTGAGAGCACGTTCTATCGCTGACCTTGGTGAGGAATTGGACAATGATCCATTGCCTGCTGCCTCTTGGGAGGACGGGTTGTGGGGTTATGTGTGTGATTTCTTTCCTGGGTTATCTGTTGCTAGGGCGACTTACCGACAAGTTGGGGCTTTGCGTGCCGCTGCTAATACTGTGGCTGGTGCTGTAGGTACTGCCGCTCAAGCTACGAAGAACGTTGCCAGCCAGGCTGTTCAAACGACTGGTTGGGCTCTCTCAGTTGGGAAAGATTGGACCGTTGGTGCTGTCACGTGGATTCGTGAGCACCACCAGATTGTCTCAGTGTTGTTTATGTTGATATGGAGTTTGTGCGGTCCTGTTCCTCGTTTGTGGTCAGATTATAACGAGTATCGAAAAGGTAAGAAAACAGAAGGTCGCGCAAAGTTTCACAATACATATATGATGTTGGGCAACCTTGTTGCTATGGCTGGCCTTGTTGCTGGTCTTGCTGAAGTCGGTTATGTGACTTATTTGATGCAATGTGTTGGCCGAATTGTTTCTTTTGCGGGTAAGGTAGCCGAGGA